ATATTTTTGCCTCTAGTTCTAAAGCCTCTGTGCGTTGCTCAACAGATTTTAAAAGTTTTTCTACTTCTTCATCTGTAGTTCTATCAGGTCTAATACCAAAAGATTCTGTTAAAAGTTTTCTTTTTTGTTCTATATCATCATTTATTTTTCTTGCTTGTTGTAAAGGCACTTGATCGTTAATGTGTACGCTATTGTTATATAAGGCCTCTATAACTTCTTCTGTAATGTCCTCTTGTGGTCTGCCTTCAAGTGTTGCTCTTTCAAGTTGACCAAGGCCAAAAAATTGATCTTCGTCCATGGCTTCTGCTATCTCATCAAAGTCCATAGCACCACCTTTTCTTAAATAGCTAAGTGGTATTTTCCCGCCCAAGGCATCTGCTAACTCTGATTTTCTTTTAAAATTAGGATCAATAGTCCTAAAGATATAATCTCTAGCCCTTCTTACCTTTGGCTCTGGAACATCTCTTAAAGATTTTGGCAATTTACTTGGTCTTTCTTCTTCAACTACAAATCGTTTTGCTTGATCTATGTTAGTAAAGGTTTTTTCAAACGGTAGCATTTGTGTTCTTTTCTTTAACTCTTCTACTGTTAATTCACCATCAAATCTTTTGTCTTGCTCTATAAGATCATCTATTTGCTGTGGTGTTAAAGGCTCTGATTTAAAAACTCTAAATTGACCAGCAGATTCTCTGATTTCGTAATCATTCTTTTTAATTTTAGCTTTATAGGTGTTTGTATCACGATCATAAGTAAAAGGTGTTTTCGTAACCTTCTTTCTTTGTTCTTGTACTTGCTCTACTGTTAATGTTGGATCTTCGGGTTCTGTTCTTGGTATAACCTTTTCAATATTTTTATCAGCTTCATCTGCTTTTTTAATTGCCTCTTCACTTGTTTCAACCATTTCTTCAGATGGTTTTTTCTTTCTAACATTTTTAAGGCCTCTCACACCAGCAAATATTAATTCAAAAAGTCCAGCAAAAGCAGTTCCCTCAATAGCCATTTTTAATCTACCAAGTGCTTCTGTATCATTTTCTTCAGCTTCTAAAAAGTCTGTAAGTGGGTTTTGTAAGGCTGGAACAGATTGTATAAGGTTTGATAATCTTTCTTCTGTAGGAGAAAAAGCAAATTGTTCTGCGGCAGATCCAGCGACAGTTGCATTAATACCCTTTTGCAACAAAGAAGTGCTACCTCTAACTGCCTGTACTGTTTTTACAGCAGGTGTGTAAGGTATTGCAAATCCAGCTATATCTCTTGTGATTCCGCCAATAATAGATGTTGGCTCTTCAACTTCAGGAAGGTCTGGAGTTGCATCAATAATTTGTGATAAGCGTTGTTTTACTGGACTGTACTTACCTTGCGTGCGTAAGAGAAAAGCAGTTGCATCTTTAGTGGCTTGTGCTGTATCTCTTATAGCACCACCACCAATTCTATAAATACTTTCTAATGCTCCAACCTCTTCTTTTTTGGTTAGATCAACTTCAGATAATTTTTTAGTTCCGTATTCAGATAACTTTATGGGTTGCGAGCTAGTATCAGGTTGAGGCGTTTCTTGTAAATATTCGCTGAGTTTTATTGATTTGTCTTGCTCTGCCATAATTCATTTTAATCCACTTCGATTTTTGTGCCTTGATACATAAGTTCTGTACCTTTTGGATATGTTGCTCTAATATCTTCTATTGATAGGTTAGATACATCGGGAAGCTCTTGTTGTATTTGTCCTCCCCTTGGGGGTATGCCTCTTGTTCGTCTTTCATAGACATCTAGGTTTTGTAGATATGCTTCTAATTGTAAGTCTTGTGGACTAAGCTCCTCTCCCTTTGCTATTTTCTCAGCAAGATAGGCCTTATAATCAGCCACAGTCATTTCTTTAGGTTGATCTGCTTTATACCTTTCTAATAAAAGAGTATCAAGTTTTTCTGGACCCATAATTTTTGCTAAATCTTTAAAAGATCCTTCAGGTAGAGTTGCAAGAAAATCTTGATATTTTTTCTTTTTAGCCTCTTGCTTTTCCTTGCCTTCCTTCATTTCTTGAAGAGCTAAAGTATTTTGCACAAAGTTTTTATCACCTTTTAATGCTCCACCAAGAGCATATAACATAAAGGCCAATCTTTCGTTTTTATCTTTGTTTTCAACCTGTGCCATTTAGCCTCCTGGTCGCATAAAATATAAACCTGCTAACTGAGCAGCAGTTCCTAATACATCGCCTAAACCAGTTTTTTGTTTTGTTGTAGTAATCGGTGTCGTTGTTCCAAGACCAGCTTGTAATAAGCCAAGCTGTTGAGGGCCATAAGCCAATGCTCTTTGGAACTCTTGATAAGGAACTTGAAGTGCTTGTTGTTGTAGCATTTGTTGTTGTCTGCCGATATCTCCAAGCATACCAAGTCTTTGCATTTGCTCTTGTTGTAATCCACCTAATAAGCCAGCTTGAAATCTTCTGCCTTCCATTTCTCTAGCAATATCAGCCTCGGCTGCTCTTTTTGCTTGCTCAAATCCTGTTTGTCTTAAACCCGCAGAAGTCCTAGCCATTTGCTCAACAAATGGTCTTTGTGATTCTGCTTCTAAAATGGCTGATCGTGAACCACCAAAAGCACCTGCGCCAATAGCTTGAGCTTGTGCCTGTTGTCGTGCTATATCTGCTCTGCGCTGAATATCACCAAGAGAAGTTTCTATAACTTGTTCTTGAAATGGTGATTGATATGCACCAATGTCAGCACCTAAAAGGCTTGGTGTTGGAGCTTGTGCAAGCTCTCTAATGCCAGTAATAGGATCAAATTCCATACCCGTTTCAAACAACCCACGAGTTGCCTCAAATTGTCTTAATTGATCGGGTGAGAATCCTGCAACCAATGGGCCTGTATATGGCACAAAAGGTTGACCAGCTAACCCTCTAGCAGATTGAAAAACTTCCTGCTGTTGTCGTTGCTGATATTCTGGTAATGATACTGATTGTGTTGTTTTGCCTTTACTCATAAATCTTTTCTTATCATATATTCTGGCTCAAAGCCTAAATGTTTTAGTTTTCTTAACCATCCTTTTCGACCACCGCCATATAATCTTTTACATCCTGCGGTTTTTGCAAATGCCTCTATAGATGGCAACATTTCTTCTAATTCTTTGTAATCTCCACCACAAAATAACAAGTTTAATGCTGTATTCTGTGGGAATACTACAAATTCTGTAACCATTGCAGATCTCTCTGCGGGCCACAAATGGAATAATCCATGCCTTATTTTATCTTCAATATCGTCTAATGTATAGGAATCTTGGTGTTTGATAGCCTTCGCAATCCAATGTTTACAGCGATTCCACTCAATCTCCCAAGCATCTTTCTTGGGAAACTCAACAATATTAGTCGCCTTTTCCATATTCAATAATACTTAAAACCAAGTCAATGTTTGCATGGTTGACTTGTGCTTTGATGATTTCCCCTTGCAGTAGAATTATCCCTGCGTTAGTTTGTAATTCTTCAGTAGCGTGTGCTGTTATGTTTTTTTGTTTATAGATAAAAAACTCATTTGAGCTAGTATCAGTGATTGATACATCTAAATTAGTTTGCTGATTACCATGATCGCAAGCTAGAAAACCTTTGACAATCGCAAAATCAAAGTCACCACCCGTAGGTGCTGTATATATGGTTTGCTGTGTGGTAGCTGCAAAAGAATATTTAACATTGATAGCACGCTGTATGTACTGTCGTTGTGAGGATACATCCATTATCTTCTGCCTCTATTCTTTACATCTAAGCGTATATCACCGACTTGGAAGTCTTGAGTTGTGCTTCCTGTGACTGTCATTTCTACTTGGCGTGCGGTAAACCTAGCATCGGTATAACCATCACCTGAAGAATCAAAAGTAAAGCTACCAAAGTCCGTTTCAGGGCCTAAAGGAGTAAATTTACCTTTAAAACTTAGGGTTACACCAGGTAAAGAGCTTGCTTCTTCGTCTGGAATGATTTGATTACATTGCACATATCTATCACCTTGACCAATCTGTATTGGCCCTGTTGTGCAAAAAGGCGATCTACCATTAAGATTAGGTGAATTACCAAGTAAAGTTGATTCGTGTTCGTAAACAAATCCGCTTGAATCAGCAGAGATAGGATAATTAAACACGCCTTGGTCGATCCAACATCCTCTATCAAGTTCACCGATTGACCATACATTTTGTGCATAGTTCCAAATTACATATTTATTGGGTGTGTATTGAGTATCACCGCTTGGGAATCCCCACCATATCTCATTGAAGTTAGAGTTATGTCCACCCCAACAAGCACCTTTGCCTGGTACGTTGAGATTATCAAAAACATAATCATGCACATCGCAAGGTATTTCTCTAACTGTACCATCATAGATATAGAAAGCATTTTCACCCATCCATGCAAGGAAATTGCCTGTAGGCACAATTACTCTTCTGCCTACTGCTTTACAATTTGTACCTGCATCAGCAATACCATAAACAAAAGGTGAGCCAGAATAAAACATTCTGTTAATGCCTGTATCACTAAAAATGATAATGTCAGACCTAAACTTAACAGCGTATAAAGCTCTACCACCTGTAGGGATTTGTAAATCACCTGCGGTGTTGGTTGCTTTTGATGTCCAAGTATTACGATCTTCTCTGGTTGACCATGCTACTTTTCTTGGATCACTTGCTGAACCAATCGCAACTAAATGTCTTTCATTAGTAACAATGGTTGCTTGGTTGCCTACGGGTGCGCCTGTGACTGCGGTTGCTATGGTATCAGCAGTACCGCCTGAGTTTGGCGACCATTTATAAATCTTGCCATCGCCTGAGAAACAGAAAATTAAATCTTCACCCCAATTACTGAATGAGAAATGGCCTGTTTTTAAGGGTAGTCCAGACTGACTTCTAGCATCGCCATAATCTTCTGAACCATAAGTATATGCACCAAATCCTAAAGGATCATTACTTGCATCATTGACAAAGCCTGTGGGTGTAATATCTGTCCATGTATTGTCATACAAAACAAAAACTTTTTGTCTTGTACCAACTGCTAAAACAGGATCACCAGCATTATCTGAATAGGCGTACATCCCAATGGGTGCGCCTGTAAGTGCTGTGTTTCTAAGTTTTTCCCAGCCACCAATAGGTTTTAGGTAGCCATTTTCAAAGCGAACTAAATCCCCGTCAACCCAACGACCTTTATTACCATAGTCAGTTCCGTTCTTGACTATGCCTGCGGGTGGAGTAACTGGAATGAGTGCCATTCACTTATGATCCTATAATTTTAGTTTTTACATCCCAAGTATATGAGATTGCCATTATGCGTTTTCCAATGTTTCTATTCTAGTTTCTAGTGCTTCTATTTTAGTTATCGCTTCTTGTAATGCACCTGTTAAAAGTGGTACAAGTTTTGCTTGGTCGATACCTTGATAAACAGGGAAAGTATGTGAAGCTGTCCAAGTACTATCAGAAGGGAACTTAGGATTTTCTCCTGTTTTACCTTCTGTCCATTCATCTTCTGTAACACCATCAGCAAAAACACTTCCATCGGATGAAAGTACTGCATTTTCTGCTGTTTTAGTTTCGTTATGAGTTCCTGTTACTGCTTCAGGTACAACTGTACTTGCCTCATGTGCAATAAATCCATCAACCAAAGTATTTGTTTCATCTTCAATCCAATTAAACCTTCGAGGTTGTAGTTCTTTTACTCTAGTA